TTCAACGATCCATGGGACAGCGGATGCTGCGGCTTCGTCGGCGTTCTCAAGGAGGACATCGTCAAGCAGTACGGCGAGCTGACCCAGGATACGGAGCAGCAGGCTCTTCAGCAGATGCGCAGTGAAGTCGAGACGATTTCCAACATCTTCGCTGGGAACGTCTACGGGTATGTCGTAGAGGAGCGACAGTTCTGCGAGTCATGCCAGACGGAAAAGTGGGAGACCGTCGACTCATGCTGGGGATTCGTCGGAGACGCCAAGTATGTCAACGAGAATGCCGTAGAATCCCTTAGGTCGTTCCTCTCAGAAAAGGGTATGGAGGACGAGATTGAGGTAATCGCCTAAAGCGGTTTGCCGGGAGGAGAGTTTTGGTCTGACGCGAGTTTTGGTCTGGCGCCGATTTTGTTTTGGGCTCTATATATATGCTCGTCGCATTAGCTACAGCTCGAGAGTACCTCCCTCGAGCGCCATCAAGCCGTCGTCGATCGCGAGAGTCCAGACTCGCTTTCGGCGGCGGCCCTTTCTTTTGCCGGAAGATTTGCCGGAAGCGCAGCCTAGTCGCCATACAGCCTGTTGCGCCAGGTGAGACATTTTGCGCTAGGGGTTGACAGCGGTCGAGATATTAGGTATGGTAGAAGAGTCGAACGGGAAGCAGTGAGCAACCCGCGACACAGACAAAGGAGGCACGCGATGAGCTACATGGACAATCTCGAATCGGTGCTCAAAGAGTACAAGGAGAACGAGGCATCGGAGGAGAACGCATCGATCGCACTCACCTGGCTCCAGATGGCTCGACTCGCAGCGGCGATGAACCTCGAGCCACAGTTCAAGAACGCCTTCAAGAAGGCTATCGACTTCGGCGCGAAAGCAGAAGCCGAGTACACCGCAGATGAGGCGGCACACAACGACCTCGTCGACCAAGGGCTCGCCTGAGGACCCGGGAGGAGAGCGCGGCCAAACAGCCCGCTCTCTTCCCAGGAGATCGCGAAATGTTAAGAAAATGTAATCATCTATTTTGCGAAAAAGGGTTGACAACGGTTGAGAAATCAGGTATGGTATCTATAGAGGGGAAGTTCCCCTCAGGAGAATGGAGGACAGCGCAATGAGCAAGAGCAAGAAGCAGCAGCGCACCGAGGCTCGCGAGGCAGCGAAGAAGCACTCGGTCTGGAAAGTGCGCCAGAACCTGCTCGAGATGGCAGCGGAAGGCGGCACGATCTGGATGCTCGACGAGCGACTGAGCCAGACGGCTCTTCGCAAGGCACTGAAGAAGTAGAGAGGAGAGGACAAATGAAGATCAAACTCAGCCACCATTCGATCGACCGAATCCGAGAGATCTACACAGACAAGACATCGAGCGCCGATGCTCGCGACTTCTGCGCGGACATTCTTCGCAGGACCGCCTGCCTCGACCTCCCGATCGACTGCGACAAAGGCCACTTCGTCACGCTCTCAAAGGACACGCTCCAGCAGCTCATCGCCGTCGTCGTCGAGGACACCTGGCTCTCAAAGTGCGCGGGATGCGACGAGATGAAGCCAGCATGCCGCGCCAACAGCGACTGGGAGGACACGCGCGGACACGGCTGCGAATCTTGCGACGAATGCGACCAGACATACGCTGACATCGCATACGACCAAGCCTACATCTATTAGCGATTGGAGGAACGGCGGCTCTCGCGTCTATGCAGACCGGGAGCTGCTGTTGCGCCAGGTGAGACATTTTGACAAAGGGGTTGACAAAGGTGAAAGCGGATGGTATTTTAGAATAGTCGAACGGGGACAATCCCCGACAGGATAGGAGGAGAGAAATGAGCACGATGAAAGAGCAGATGATCGACGAGCAGAATCGACACATCACGGAGCTCAACGACCAAGGCTGGACCAGAGTCGACATCAACCCGATCCAGTGGGTCGCGCTCCAGCGGGACACCGACGGAAACTTCGGCGGAACGCTATGGACGCTCGGCAGCGATAGCGGCTACCACTCCGCATCAGAGGCGACTGCTGGATTCCCAGTCGAGCTCGCCGCAGCACAGGACTTCACGACAATCGCGCTGAAGGTCGCTCAGGCGATCAAGGAGGGTAAATGACAGTAGAGGCTAAGCCAAAGAAGTTCGACTGCCCGGGATGCGACGAGGAGCACTCGACCTGGGCGGCGGCGCTCTCGCGCTTCGACAACCAGACAAAGGTCTGCCGAAAGTGCGGCGAGTATGAGGCGTGGATTCAGATCGACGCCCACTTCTCAGGATACGATGTCCACGCAGCCCTCACGGGCTTCGGGCTCCACAACAAGTTCCCGGGACAGCGTTGAGCTGCCGAGCAATCGTCGACTGGCAACCCGGCGGAGGACGCTTCTGCGGCGTCCCCGCCGAGCGCCGCGTCACGATCCTGACGCCATTCCAAGGCGGTCGCTTCATCAAGGCCAGAGTAGCCCTATGCGAATTGCACGCAAATGCGAAGAAAAGCGACAGGAGCTTCGCGCCTACCAGGAGATAGCGAAGGATCTGCTTACAGAGCGCGCCGTAGAACGCGATCTGCTTATAGCGCGCGCAGTAGAACGCGAATCTGGGCGGGGACCCTAGGCTTTCAGCGGGGCCCCTAGCGTTTTCCGGATCTCAGCCTAGTCCGATTTGCCGGAATAGCCTGTTGCGCCAGGTGAGACGTTTTTAGAAAAGGGTTGACAACGGTTTCCATCTGTAGTATTTTAGAATCGTCGAACCGGGGGCGGTCCTCGGCGACGAAACCGTAGTATTAGGAGGACAGAAGATGTCAAAAGACGGACCACGAAACACGCGCGTTCGAATCGGCTCAGTCGGAGTCGATAGCGGCCAGCTGATGATCGTCGATCCATGCTACATCAAGAGTGACTTCGAGGTCGACTACGACCAGGAGGAGATCGACAAGATCCAGGCAGGAAGCCCAGCCGAAGTACCGCTGAACTATAACGGCGCCTGCGCCGTAACTCTCGGCGAGGATTCGGCAGGATCGATGATGCACGGGCTAGCCGTCGCATTCTCCAGCGGATACGGAGACGGCGTCTATCCAGTCTACGCGACATACAACGACGACGGTCGCATCGTCAAAGTCGAAATCGAAATGGGATTCGACGACGAGGACGAGGAGGAGGATTTCTAGGAGGCGCGTCCATCGCCTCACACCGCCCCGGGTCAGGACCGCCCTGGCTCGGGGCATCCCCATAAATCCATCGATGCATTTGCAGCTTGCGATTTGCCGGAAGCGAAACCGGCGCCGGAAGTTTTTTTGGCGTTTGTTTCAGTTTTTTTGAAGGGGTGTTTTTTTTGGGCAGATTATATATACATCGCGTCGTCTTCGTCTCGTCGTCTTCGTCGAACGCGCGCGCGCCAGCCAGCGAAATCGCCGTCCCGGCAGCCCCCAAGATGCTGTTGCGCCAGGTGAGACATTTTGAGAAAGGGGTTGACAAGGGTACAACGGTGAGGTATAATAGAAGAGTCGAACGGGAAGCAGTCAGCCGACCGCGACGCGAACGAAGGAGAGGACAAATGACACAGGCAGAATTCGTCAAGCGCAACAGCCACATCAAGACAGCCGACAACTGGATGCGGCTCGCGATGTCTTATGAGCGCGACGCCCGGTCGATGCGCGACAAGTTCTTCCGCCGCACCAACGCCGAGGACAGCCTAGGCTACGCTGCGCAATGGCGAGCCGATGCCGAGCGCTACGAGCAGCTCGCCCGATGGAGCCGCGATGAGGAGCGAATCGCTCGCAGCTCCGAGCGCAACAACATCCGAGGTTAAGAAAATTTAACCTTCGAAAGGGTTGACAAGCGTAAGAGCTTTTAGTATTGTATACATAGAGGGGAAGTGCCCTTCACAAGCAGAGAGGACAGCAAAATGAGCAAGAGCAAGAAGCAACTTCGGACCGAAGCCAAGGAAGCCGCCAAGAAGCGAAGCCTCTGGCACGCGCGCCAGATGATGCTCGACGCGGTTCGCGAGCAAGGCATCGCCTGGACCGTCGTAGACACGATGAGCCAGTTCGGAAAGAAGGAGACAAAATGAAGCGGCTACTCACTTACCGCGAGCAACTTATCCTTCGCGAAACGGAGACCTGGAACCGGCAGCAGGAGCGAAGGCGCATCCTGCTCGGCATCCTGCTCGTAGTCGCGACGATCGCCGTTCTGGCAATCGCTGGATGCAACGGCTCGCACGGTCGCTGCTAGCGATTGTCGCGCTGCTGCTGCTAACGGCAATAGCCGCGGCCGCCGCGATTACAATCGCCGCCAGCTTCGTCATCAAAGTGCTGCCTATACAGAGCGCAGTAGAACGCAAACCTGAGGCAAATGTTAAGAAAATTTAACCTACTATTTTGGGAAAAGGGGTTGACAAGGGTATAAAGGTTTAGTATTGTACAAGTAGAGGGGGTCAACGGTGGCACTCGCCACCGACCCCTCAAAAGAAGGAGAGAGAAATGAACTTCGTAGCAACGCTCCTCGCAATCGTCGGCGTAGACCAGAAGCGCACCGAAAAGGCAGCCCAGGTCGCGGCGCCGCGCGCGGCAGAGCCACGACCAGAGTTCCGACGCGACGGCTACTACAACCGCTTCACCGACGCGATGGGAAATCAGGTCGACAGCGAAGTCGCCGAGTACCGCGAGTACATCACCGTGACCGTGAGCCCGATGGGAACGCCATACTTCTCGCACATCTGGCAGAAGCGCGACGAGCGAGGATTCTGGTCGGAGCGACTAGATTGCCCAGCCAACCGATTCGCGATGCGCAGCGAGGCAGAGGCAATCGCCAAGGTGCGCGAGCTCGTCGAAGGCGATTCCCGCTGGACACACTCGTCAGAGGTAAAGCAGCCAGCGACCGCCTGGTAGCCAGCCGACGGAGCCGTCGCCCCTAAAAAGGCGGCGGCTTCGCCGCACCCATAAATGGCGGCTTGCCGGTCCAGCCACGCCGTAGAACCGGTGGATTGTTACAGTCCGGTTTGTTACAGTCAGGCGCCTGGTCGCGCAGGCCGTTTCCCGATTTCGGTTGAACTCGCAACGGGGTGTTGCGTTGCCGCTCAACCTGGTGTATTGTTCTCGTAGCGGGAACGAAAGAGGCACACGCCTCAACCGCCAAGAGGAGAACGGAACGATGAACGGAACCCTGGACTACACGCTCAACACGGCTCTCGTTGAGAGCCTCGTTGACCACGCGGTCAACGCAGAACTCGTGCAGGACTCGCCAATCCTGGTTGCAGTTGCGACGCGCAGCGAGAACGGCGCGCTATGCGCAGCGCGCTACGCTTGCGACGACGAGAGCGGCGCGGCTCTTGACGCTCTCGCAGTTCGCGTATGCGCTCTCGTTCTCAACGACGACGCAGAGGGTTGCGCCTCAATCCTGGTCAACCGCGCAGAGGCGGAACTGCTTGCGCTGCTCAACGCAGTTCTCATTGACGGCGACGGCGGCGCGCCGTTGTTCTAACTCTCAACGCGCGCAAGCGCAACACACACCCGCCGCAAGCGCGGCGGGTGTTGTGCTACCTGGCGAGAATCGCACACCCCTGGCGGGTGTTTGGTTCAACACGAGCACAAAGGCGTTCTAACTCCGTCACGGAAAATTATCTACAAAACCCCCCAAACCCCTTTTAAGTCGAACTTCTACACACCACGGCCAGCTCCAACCGGAGACTAGGCCCTGCATCTTTTTTTCACACAACACACAACGCTCCACTCCACCTTGTGCTATGCGCTTTGATGATGGGACTTTGGTCTGCCCGCGGTTTTCGGTTTATCTTCAAACGTTGACACTCCGGCCCGGTATGGTATGCTCTTGACATGAGCGATGTAACAGTTGTCACCGCGAGTACGCCGATGCGGACCCGCCTGCTTGGCGAGGCGATTATGTCGGTGCGCGCCCAAACGCTCCTTCCGGCTGAGCACTTGATTTCGGTTGATCTCCACCAACGCGGTGGATGGTGGACGAAGAACTCTCTGGTTCGCCGGGTTTCGACTGAGTGGGTGCAGCTCCTCGACGACGACGACCTGCTTCATCCGCATCACCTGGAGCGACTGATGGCGGAGGCTAGCCCAGATGTGGATATCATCTATTCGTATGCGGACGGCGCAAATTACACCGGCTGGTACAACAAGCCGTTTGATCCCGAGAGCCTCCTGAAGGACAACAACGTCAGTCACAACGCCCTGGTCCGCAAGAGCGTCTTCAACAAGATCGGCATGTTCAAGCAGGTCTTTGGCTATGACTGGCTCTTCTGGGTCGAGGCATATCGAGCCGGGGCGAAGTTCAAGTGCGTCCCTGAGATCACCTGGACCTATCGCATCGACGATGGCTGGACCCACGAAAGCCATAACCGCGAAGGCTATGAGGAAGTCAAGAGGATCATCAATGGATAACGTCGTCGTTCTCGCTGCAGGGAAGTCCACGCGCCTCAACGGCTACTCCAAGCTCCTGGTCCAGGCTGCCGGGGTCACAGTTCTGGAGTGGCATATGCGCGCACTCAAGGGGGGACTCGCTGGCGTGGTGGTTCGCCCTGGCGAGGCAGGAAAAATCTATCTGAGCGGATGGCGTGGGCCAATCGTCGAAACCAACGATACCCGTGGACCAGCCCGTGCATTGGAACGATATCTCGTTGATACGGGCGTCCAGGGACCGATTACGGTGATTTACGGAGATACCGTTCTGCCAGAGATCCCAAGCGCTCCTGGTTCTTGGGTTGGAGTCGCTGAGGCTCCATCGCGTCGTGTCTGGGACTACCACAACACCGTCCGCTGGACTCGCGGGGCTGCAACCGGAGAGGTCTGCATTGGGCTCTACCGGTTCGATGACGCTGAAAAGCTCCACGATATGATCCGATCGCTCCGTAGCTCAGAGATGATTGACGTCCTCGAGGCCTACGGGGATATGCGGCCCCATGTTGTCGAGGGCTGGCAGGACACCGGTGATTTCCAGGCCTTGGGAAACTTCAAGGGGTACCCAGACAGCCAAAAGGGGTAAATCGGGGCTCTACGGGCCGGAAAAGTGCCTCTACGGGGCTTTAAAGACTCGAAACCCAGGCGACAAACGCGATGATTCCGAAGCCGATAATGGCAAAGAGGTAGTCGTACTTGGTTTTATGATCCCTGAACTCATATATCTCAACAAATCGATACCTATTTGGGTCCATTTTGTCAAGTGGTCGCTTCATAGATACTTGGTGATCCCGTAAAACTTGCACGCGATGCAGATGCCCGTCGCCGCAAGGATAAACTGCAGCCCAGCAAGGACGGCAATCAAAATCGGTGCGTTAAGCGCCAGGCCAGCAAACGCGAAGACTGCCCCCAAGAGCTGCGCCAAGCGAATCCCACTTGCCGGGTGCTCCGCAGTACCGGATGGACGGTAGAGGATTGTGAGGAAGTTTGGTCCGCCGAGGAACGCCAACAGCAGCACACTTCCGATGAGCCCAACAAGAAGTTGGCTTTGCGTGAAGAGCGCAATCGTCAAAATCACAACGCTGGTTGCTGCTCCCTTGCGGGCTCGTGCAGAATTGACCATCTTCATCGTCGCGCCCTCCGCTCTCGATCATATCGACTCGACATCGAGCGTATTTGCGTGACGTCGAACTTCTTGCCATATCCGAACTGGAACCATGCGCAAAGATCGCAGAAGATTTTTACTTCTTCGCCGTTAATCTCTGCGTTGCATCGGCCCTCCGCTTCAGCCACATCGAGCCATCCGCTGGAGTCGGCAATCTGGTAGTTGTGGTTATCTTCTAACCACTTATTCACTCGTCGTTTGTATCGCGAGTGTTCGTCGTATGCCCTGCGCCACCTACGGTACTGCCCGTAGTCTTGCTCGCTGAACTTCGGCGCTTGATCAGTTGATCCAGGGCGTGCCACCACTTCTGGTAGTGGCTGTCCATCGAGCTGCGCCGCCGCCGCAGCTTCCTGTCCCTCGCCTGCCATTTTGATTCCCCCATGTTGATGTCCTCTCAGTCGAGCTTACCACACGAGTGGCACCGTCTGACACTCTTTTTACGTGGCAACGCAGCATCCCGCTCTTTGATGACTGTTCTGGCCGAGCGGTACTGCTTGAAGAGGGTCTTTTCCCACTTCTTTGCCTTTCGTGGCGAGTACTCTTGATGAAGTTGGAGGAGCCGCTTCGCCCAGAGGGTCGTGTGCGCCTCCCCGGACCAGATGTGTGCAAGCTCATGGAGCCCAGTCTCGACATCCCAGCCGCAAAGGGTGATCTCCGAAATCTCACTGACGGCGTACCCGAGGGCGTGATACGGCTGCTGGAAGTCGTGGACATGAAGCTTGACCTCGGTGACTTTAATGCGATGTCGACGCGCCATGTCTCCGATTGCCTGAAGGGACTTCTTGAACACCTTGACGTGCTTCGGCTCAGCGCGTTTTGGGTAGCTCAGTTTGAACGGTAGTTCATCCTCCCAGGCGAAGTAGGACATTTAACGGCCGCCAAGGTTAAACTTTTTTTCGAGGTTTGCCGCCGTGGCAAATCCTGACGACGAAACTGGAGTTTCGCCCGGATTAAAGAACACCAGCGTTGGAAGGGACATGACGTTGAACGCCTTTGCTGCCGCTGGGCTCTGGTCTACGTCAACCTTTACGAACTTTATTGTCTTGGAGAATTTTTCCGCGAGCTTCTCGAATTCCGGCGCCAGTCGTTTGCATGGACTGCACCACCCAGCCCAAAAGTCGATGAGGACTGGTCCGTTGTGATTGAGAACTTCCGACGTGAACTCCACATCGGTTACGTTGACGATTGCCACTTTGAGCTCCTTTCTGGGCGGTCATTCTACCAGCCTTTGCTGGACCGGCGACTGTACGCTTTCCTTAACCATGCCCACAAATCGGGTTTGCGACTTCTTAAACCAGAGCGGATATTCCCCTGTCGGACCGTTTCGGTGCTTGGCGATTTTGAGGTTTACAACTTCGCCGTCGGCCGAACGGGACTCCTCGGTCCGCTCGTTCTCCCGCCAGAGCATCAAAACCACATCGGCATCCTGTTCTATGCTACCGCTCTCACGAAGGTCTGAAAGTCTAGGCTCCTTCGTATCTCGCGACTCTGACGCGCGTGAAAGCTGACTCAGCGCAATGACCGGCACATCGAGATCTCGCGCAATCGATTTCAGTCCACGAGAAATCTCGCTAACCTCCTGCACGCGATTCTCTCGCCGATCACCACCCATGAGCTGTAGGTAGTCGATGATCACGAGGTCAATTGAGTGCTCTCCAGCAAGCCGCTGGCACCGTGCGCGAATTGACGCAATGTCAATTGACGATGTGTCGTCAATAAAGAGCGGCATCGTATTCAGGCGAGAAAACGAATTTGTAAGTGAGGCCCAATCAGTCTCGCTGATTGAACCTGTGCGAATGCGTGATGCGTCAATCGCCGCGTCACCACTGACGATGCGCTGTACCAACTGCGAGCTGCTCATCTCTAGCGAGAAGAACGCCACAGTCTTTAGCTGCTTTGCTGCATGTTCAGCGATGTTGAGGGCAAGCGACGTCTTACCAACCGACGGACGAGCCGCCAGAATAATTAGGTCGGATTTGTGGAATCCGCCGAGTGTTCGGTCCAAATCCCCAAGTCCAGACTTGATCCCATTTTGCTTGGCTCCGTTAGCCGCGGACTCGATCTCGTCGTACGCACTGCCAGCCAAATCGCTCCAACGCTTTAGCGCGCCGTTATTGCTCGAATTGGAGACGCCAGAGAGGAGTGAGGTTGCTTGGGAGATGATCTCGTCTGGATCGTCAGACGTGCCAGTCAGTCGGACGATTTCCGTACCAGTTCGTCGGAGTGTACGCAGCAGCGCCCACTTCTTGACGATTTTTGCATATTGGTCGGCGTGAATTGAAGTGGGGGTCGAATGGGCCAGATCCATCAGGTTGACCAGGCTCGGGCTGCTCATCGCGTCCATTGCCTTCAACTTGTCGTGCACGGTGACCGTATCGATCTTGCCGTGTTCATTCCAAATCGAGAGACAGGCCGCGTAAACATCCCGGCACAGGGCGTCTTCAAAATCCTCTGGCTTGACGACGTCGCTCACCAACGCCATCACGCCGGTATCGATCAGAATCGATCCGACAAGAGAGCGCTCAGCGTCGGAATTGGTCGTTTCGGGCTTCCACTCCTCCATCTCAGCCACCAATCGCGAGGTAGCGACGGGTCGCGGCAACCAATAGCTGTTTTACAGTGTCAGAAGGATGAGGTGTCAAGTTTTCTGCCCTCCAAGCAAGCGCTAGTTCTGTAAGGGACTGATACGCCTGCTCTACCCTAGCAGTGTATGCAAGATCCTGCACACCACGAGAGAGCTCAATAACACGGTGACCACTACGGATGCAGTCCTCAAGCTTGGATTCGATTTCATCCGAAGTCTGAGAACGTTCAATCCTGACGAGAACTGTCCAGACATGCTGGAACATCACTTTGCACTTTCGCTTAGCTTCGTGCTTTTTCACATTGCTCCTTTATTGCCTGGCATCTTGACTGGGGGAAAAGACCCGACTGGAAGTGCTCCATGCGTCAGCATGGGGTACGTACCAGCGGGTCTATAGTTCCGCCCAAAAATTTGCCGGCTTTTTCTATAGTTTGTCAATACTTAGAATGGCAGGTCAGCAAAGCTATCGTCAGCAGCTGCGGAGTTACCCGGCTGTGCGCTGTACCCGCCCTGGCTCTGGCCCTGGCCGTCATTCTTGCTTCGCGCAAGGATCTTCAGGAACTGAGCAGACACGGCGATATCGATGTGTCGCTCGCCCTGCTTGTCAGTCCAGTCGGAGACCTCAAGGCCGCCCTCGATGTACACCATGTCACCCTTGCGGATGCTGTTGGCGGCGTAGTCAGCGCGCTGGTCCCAGGCCGTTACCGGAACCCATACCGTCTTGTCGTTACCCTGGTCATCCTTGCCAGCGTGATGAGCAACGTTAAAGTTCGTTACGTTGCGTCCGCCCTTGGTGGTGCGGAGTGTAGGTGCCTGGCCAACTCGGCCGATCAAAGTTCCCTTAAACATAATTTATTACCCTTCGTTTTGTATCAGGACGTCTATGCGTTCCTGAGTGTGTCTAGTTTGAAGATCTATCACCCTTGGTAGGAACCATCTGTCGTTGACACCAATCCCTTTGGCGATGGAGTCCATCGTCAGCTTGAGAATGTTGTCCGCGTCAATTGGCCTGTTGAGATAGATCCAAAAGTGTACGGCTATTAGTCCCTCTCGGGGTTGCCATCCGCTTTCGCTTTGTGCGATGCGGACAGCGTATTCAACATAAGTCTTCCAATCCTTAGCCTCCTTCGACATATATACGCTACCAAGACGCCGGTTTACCCTAAACGCCTTATTCCAACTCGGCGGTCTGCCGAGTAACTCAAATACCAGCTCGCCCGAGGTCGGGTCGGAAGTCTGGGGCCTTGGATCGGATGACGCGGCAGGTGTGCTGAAGTCGCGAGACTGCTGCTCCATATCCATCATCCTCCAATTCGTCCAGCGTTCGGTTGCTGGTTACCAAGGTAGGGAGCATCTTACCGTATCGGCTTTCAATGAGCACGTACAAGCGCTCAGCAGCCCAATCGGTGGCTCGCTCCTTACCGAAGTCGTCAAGGACCACGACGGACGCCTCGTCGCGGCAGAACTGATAGAGGTCAACTGCCCGGGAGTCGGTGTACTTCTGTGCGTCGCGGATAGTGTCTAGGAACATCGGCACATTGACAAATCGCATACCGGCAGTCCCGTCGCGCCATAGACGCCTCGAGAGTGCGGCAGCCATAAGGTGCGTCTTGCCGCTGCCTGGCTCACCCATTAGGAATAGTCCCCGGTCGGTCAGCGGGGCATCTGCCCACTCAATCGCTGCCTCCATAGGCTTGTCTGGATTTGCTCGCGGCTGGTAGTTCTCAAAGGTGCACCCAGCGTAGCGCTGCGGTATCCCGATGTACCTAAACATCCGGTCAAACTCTTCTTGATTAATCATCTCACTCCTCAACATACTGATCACGGCTTACTGTAGCACGGATTCCGGCAGAACGTACTCGGTTCTTCGGGGCTGCCATAGCCTTCTGCAGGTATGATAGCGCATCTCCGCTGAGCTGTCTCATTGAGATGTCCGCAATCTTCACCATCAGCGGACCATACTGCTTGTCAGAGGCTTTCAGGATCATAGCGAGCCTTATATATTGCTCTCGATCCATTGAAACCCCCATCATCGCCTGCCAGTACTCACCAAGCCTGCCAATCTTTGCTGAGTCCGTTGGCCCGTTGATAACGTAGTCGTACCACTCGCGCATCGTTCTCACTGGCGCGTCGGCGGTGATGCCAAGTGTCTCAGCGCGCTTGCGATAGGTTGCCGCCTTGCGCTTTCGCTCCTCGAGCTCCTCCTGCGGCAGGTCGTTCCACTCTTCCCAGTCGTGAATCAGCAAGCCATCGAGTAGACCAGCACGCCTAAACGCAGGGAGGTGCTTGATGTACTGCTTGCCAATAAGCATCTGGACGTGCTCTTCCGACTCAAACTGGCCGTTGGTCTCCGCGGCAGCGCAAAGCAAGACGACCCAGGCATATCGCGCAGCGTCATCTGGCAACCGCGACATCTTCTTGTGCCGCGGAAGATTTACGTGGATGCGGATGTGGTCGGCTATGACTTCGGTCCCGACTTGTCCGCCAGCTTCGGCACTAGCCGTAGCAGTTCCTTGCGGGTCGTTGGGATTGCATTGCCGTTCTGTCCGTTGGTGTCTACGCATAGTCCCCTAAATTCACATGTCTCATGAAACCAGGCTTCTGGGTTTGGGAAGAACGCTTTCTTCTCGATCATATCAAGAATTCCGCGAGCCATCATGTACAACTGATCAAAGTTTTCCTGACTTCGGTAAGTTGACCGCCGGTCAACATTCGGACCCTTTGAGTTCAGCGTGATGATGTTGAAAAGAACCTCTGGGTTCTTGCCAAAGTTGTCGCGGATAAGTCCAGCATACGCAGTAGCCTGCATATCCTTGTGCTCCTTACCCTTATCCCACGCACGATAAGAGGTTTTGTGGTCGATAACAATGTTGCTCTTCGTGTAGAGATCCGGCACGCCCTTGAGCTTCACTGGGAGGCTTCCGAGCTTACTGTGCTTGATCTCGCCGTACATCGCCCGCTCGACGGCCTCAGCCTCCCAATCGTCGCCCTCGTCAAGCGCAGCGATAAGCATAGCCTCGCTCTTCACAGCCTCACCAAGAGGGTCTCGTATCTTTTCGTTCTCCCAGTTGACCTTGGAGGACTCCTCGGCGAAGTAGCGTCGCGTGTACTCCAGTGCCTGATCCCGGCTTGACTTTTTGGTGCTGTACCACCTGGCAAGACCGAAGTGGACACTAGATCCAACTAGCGCGGCTGCTCCGGTTGATTCCGTCCAAAGCTTTTTGCCGTACCTGAAGTATCCGTAGAGAGGGCACGTCAAATAGGCACGTAGCTCCGAGATGGAGAAGTACCCCTTTGAGACCTGCGCATCTAGCGTTTCGCTGAGATGCTTCTTTGCGCTCTCAACGATCTCCGCCTTGACGTCGTTAGTTAGAACCTCTGGCTGCTCATCCATTTGCGGCGTCCAGTGCATCCTTACGGGCCTTGTACGCCTTCTGGAGAGCCTGCAGCCGCTCGCCAGCGAGATTGCTGCTTGCGATATCCTTGCCAATTGCCAGGAGTTCCGCAGAGCTGCTCGCTGAATTTATTGACGCAATCCAGTCAAGGATCGCGGGATCTTCTTCGTCGCTAAAGATTTCAAGAGCTGCGGCAACGATTGCCTCATCACTCTGCTTCTTTGCGGCTGGCTTTGTCTCTGACTTTGCCGGACCGCCCTTGGAAGCGATCTCTTCCGATGACGCCACCTTCTTGGCTGGGAGGCCAGCCATGACAAGCGCGCGTCCGACTGCAGACGTCTCGCAGTTCTCCACCTCGCTACCGCGGGTATATGGAGTGCTACCTGGAATTGCAAGGAAGCTATGGCCAGTTCCCGCTGGCTGCTCATTCTCGCTAATGCCTCGGTAGGCTAGCGCTCGGAATGAGACTCCCTTGTCGTCAAGGTGCATCATGGTGGTCTCAATTCGACCATCCGGATAGGCCTCGTACCAGGCCTTGATTCTCGCCGCTACATCTACGTAGTCATCGAGCTTGAAGCTTCCACGTCCTGCTGGTGCGTTGTTTCCGTATGCCATTTACTTACTCTCCTTATCTACCCAATCTTCAAACAAATCCTGCTCTGTCATATTAAAAAGCCTCGATAGTTTTCTCCTTAGTGGCTTCGACATAGGACTATGTCCGTATTGTACCTGATTCAAATACCCAAGACTCACGCCAAGCATTTCGGCGATCTTCGCCCGCTTAAGCCCAGTTTTCTTGAGCATTACCCAGACCTTATCAGACCTGATCTTTTCTTGCAAGCGGCGCCCCTGGTGCTCTGGGCCGCTCAGCCGACTCACTTCGGCTCTCGCTTCTTGGCCCTTTCCAGCAGTTGATACACACGGTTCCTGCTGATGCCAAGTTCCTTCGCGATGGACGTAATCGTCCTGCCCCCGGAGGAAAGCTCTCGGATTTTAGCGACTCGGTCCCAGAATGGGGCAGCGTGAATACCGGAAAGGTACTCGCGGCTGCACGGCCAGCACCGAAGCGTATTCTTTGTGGACGTAGCTGCGCCACAGTCAACGCAGATCTGGTCCTGATTCAACTTTTCACTCATCGATGCGCTCCTCTGCGGCCGGTACGAGGTCGTCCGAAACCCGCTCTTCGTTGCTTGCAAGGTGCCTAAAGAAGCACTTTGTGTGGGTGTCTCCATGCGGTGTCTTTATGACTGGACCGAGATTCTGGACGGCGGCCATTTTATTGCCAGCGCCCTTCCGGTTAAAGCAGTCAGGGTGTCCGCATACATCGCTGCCGAACAGCTGTTTTGCGACAAACATGTCAGCCATAAGCCTCTCCTTCTACGCCTATCAAATACCCTCGTAGGGCCGCTCTCCATTTCTTGGAGGATTCAGTCTTCACCCTATGGTGTAAACCGCATAGTATCACGCAATTAGCCCTTGACGATGGTCCGCGTTTGCCAAGGCCGGACGTTGACACATGGTCAACTTCTAGTGTGATTTTCCCGGGGCCAAATTGGCTCCCGCATTCTCCGGTCATGCCAACCGATGGACCGACGCAGCCCTTATCCCTTTTTAGGAGATCGAGTCTTAGGCTTTCTGTTACGGGGTCCTTGTGCGCCATCCTCTGCCTCCTGCTTGTTGGGACTTGCCTTTTCGGATCTCATTATACGGCACGGAATGCAGAAGCACGGCTGTTGGTGGTAGAGCTTCTCCGCCATTAGCGCTTACGTTCGCGGGCCTCTACCTGGCGCATGACCTTATTAGCCCATCGCTCCCCAGGAACCCCGCCCCATAGCGCATTTGCAATCCTGCCAGCGGAAGGATAGCCAGCCTCGCCAGGCCGATATCCCTGACCCTTGCGATCGACCGCGTGACGCGCATGCCAAGCTCGCATCTTTCGCGCACGAGCAATCGTCATGGTGTCATTGATCAGCATTCGCGCTGTCGTTTGACCAGGGCCGATCCCGCCGCGACCGAACTCTTTGCGCCAGTCCAGGCCTCGCTTCGCTTCAGCTTTTACTGCTCGTGGTGCCTTGAGGTTGATGGGTCGCTCTGACTTCTCGGTCTCGGACTCGCCGTCCTCCTCTGCGTCCTCTTCAGCGGAAAGGATCACTACCTTTGCGGCTGTGTAATCAACATCATCATTGGCATCGAGGACGTAGATCTTCTCGAACTCCTCATGGAGCTCCTCGATAAGTTCCAGCTTTGCCTCTGCGTTGTCCTCAACTGGAAGGATGAACACGTTCGTGATTACGACCTGGTTGTCGTCAAGCGCCTTCATCATAGGTCCAAGGTCTTCCTTCTGAACATTGGTCATAATGTAAATTTCAGCGCCCCCGTCCTCACCTTCCTCAAAGCCCTCAATGATGTCAAACCCGCCTTCGAGGATTTCAAAGCCTGGGGTCATGATCGTCCCGATTGGATCGACAAGAACAGCAGCCGATCGCTTTCCTGGGTTATTCTTCTTCATCGGTGGCTGCGGTGGGAGACCAGGCTTAGACCTTCGTGCTGGCGGCTTTGGCGGGAGATTCTGCTCTTCGCTCTTTTCCTCGCCAGGCATTGCGCTGTCTGTGGGCATTGCGATTGCTGGCGGCGTTGGCTCATCGGCTGGTTGCGCAGGTGTCTCCGGGGTCTCCTCGTCGCCACCTTCTGGTGCGCCAACTGGACTATCTGGCGGAGTGGTATTCCCGTCCTCGTCGACGATTCCAAGTTCGCGCGCATACAGCGAAAGTGGCAAGAAGCCGCGCGGTGTTGGGAGCCAGATCTCGTCACCAATCTTACCCACTCCGTCCTGGCCACGCTCACGAAGGGCATCGTTCAGGCGGAGCCAAGGCATACCGGCAAGTGCAGCTCGGTAGTACGGCGTAATGACCTCCTTAGAGGCCCGGCCGAGATCGGTGTAGGTAAATCGGAGGTTTTCGTCGTAACGCCAGACAATTTCTCGCGTTAGGTACTCGGCAATAAGGTCGAGGAGCGGGGTGATGCCGACGTCCTGTGTGAATGCGGCGCCAACCTCGGCGCTTGCCCGATTGACGTCCATTGTGATGCCGATGTCTTGTGGCTGCACGCCGAATACTGCACAGATCTTACGGGCCAGATAGATTTGCCATTCCATGAACTGCATGTCTCGGTTTGACGGCGCAAGTGGAATCCACTGCATCTGCTTGCCACCACCCGTAATGGCGACTTGGCTGCGCCCAGCAATCTCCGCGTCCCAGTAGGACTTAAATGCGTCAACCTGATCCGGGCGAATACCCTCACCGAGGTGAAGTATTCCCGGAGGGGCCGCCTGAGTCACGGACCGCGAGTTGTATTGGGCCGCAGCCATGTCGGAGTCAATTGTCGAGGCCAGAACCTCGAGCGGGGACAAGCCAAGTGGCGAGTAGGTCATCGGGTTCGCCTGGATAACAACAAGCTCATCGTTCAGGTACTTCGAAACGACCTTCCCGGAGCTGTCGTATTGGTAGTAGCGCGGCTTATCTGAATCAGTCCCATCCCACGACGGGTCAAAACGGATAGATCCTCCGTCAATTGGCCAAAGATTAGCGATTGGGTCACGTCGGATTCCAAGGCGAGCACCTGCCGTAGGCTCAACTTCAATGGCGCCGATGTCAAGCGTCAAAAGATCTTCGATCACTGGCTCGATGAATGAGCGGAAAGAGTCCCTTCGCGTGTTTGGATGACGGAACAAATACTTGATGCGCTTTACGGTTAGATGATCTACTGGTGTCTCGCCGTCAAGCGAAACGATGTCCCACTGTGCTCGGCTAACCTGCGTGCGACGTAGATTGATTGCGGCCCGAATCCATGGATTTTCGCGCGCCCATCGTCGAAGCTGCTTTACAGAACGCTTACCATTATTGTCAATCTGAGAAGCGCCGCGCGTATACGGGGAATTGTCCCAGTTGGGCAGCATCTCGTCGGGGAAGTTCTTGACAGTCTCGTTGCCGCCCCTGCCAAGGATACGGTCAAGTATCGATCGATCTTCGGCCACTTATCTTCTCCCTCTAATGGAGGACCTGACGGCCCCCCAGATGGTTGTTTCCTGCATTTCCCCAGAGATTACTTTTCTTGTCTGTTCTAATGTTAGCGCAACCCTGCGGACTGAACCGTCATACGATATTGCTCTCATGCACGGATAATTCTGCCAGTATCTCGGGACGGCAAATCGCCCGTCAGCAAAATCTACCACGACAGTCGATGTTATGTCAGGTGTCAATCCTCTACCTCGTTATTGTCCTCTCCTGGCAAGACGATTTCATTGTCTTCGTCCTTATCAAGCTCCCAGACGTGCCTTGCATAAGCTCGCTGCTGGGGAACGCTCCTCCGAAGCCTGTGCAGCAGTTTATAGCAGTCAGAACAGACTGCGTATCTTTTTTGCCCCTTGGCCCTTGGAACCAGTGGCTCTGGAACAAGGACGGTCTCGATGTGATGCTCTCCACTCATAATGAAGCAAAGCGCGCATCGAGGGTGGGCCCTTTGTATTAGCTCGTATCTCTTAACAAGGGGCTCAAAAGTCTTTTGTAGTCTAGCCAGCTCTTTGTACCCGCGCTTTAGTTCGGATGCAGTTTCCTGAAGCTGCTGGCACGTTGGGCACTTTTTAGACGGCTCATCCGCCGACACCTCGGATATCTCGGTCTCCGGCCCAGGGGCGAATTCGCTGTCAGTATCCATGGCATTATTATACGGTATAAAGGACTAATACCCACCCTAACGGGCTAAATAGGTGACTAATAGGGTCTTAATATGTGTAAACTATGCAGAAATGTGGTTAAATACCACGTAGAAATTGTTCTGTTGACTAGTCAATAGAACAGTCATACAATCCTAGGGCTAGGGGCTATGCCCAGGGGAGGATGTCTTGGATTTCAAGCTTTACACCAACGCCCTAAAGGTACGGGAGACCGACAACGGGGACCTATACGTCTCCGGGACTACGTCATCCACGATTAGGGATCGACAAGGTGATGAGATCACTCTTGATGCTATCAAGTCAATGGCGGATACGGCAAAGCAGAATATGACCGTGTTCCTCAACCATAACTACAACGTCCCTGAGGACCTCTTTGGTTCTGTTACCGACGCACGAATTGTTAAGCGTCTCGACGCTGACACCGGCCTAGACGTCTACGATCTTGATATTGACATTAAGGTTTGCCCTGAAGATGAGAACCCAGCAGCCATGCAGGCCTATAAGGCCATCAAGCGTGGCGTAAAGCTGGGAATGTCGATTGGCGCTCGCGTGGAGAAGGTCTCCAAGCGAAAGGACTCTAGTGGCTTGGATACATACGTTATAGAGAAGGTCAACCTTCTTGAGTCTAGCATCGTCGGCATTCCGGCGAACCAGAGGTCCTATCTCCAGAACGCACTCAAGAGCCTCAGAAGCGCCGATCAGGCTGGTGAGCTTGGTGACGCCCTGAAGGCTGGGGGCGTAGAGGGTGACTCTGAGAAGAGTGCCATGAGTGATTCTGTTACCCACGAAGCCGACGGGTCGTACGAGGCTTCTGGGGCGGATGTTATCGGCGGGGAGCCTAGTGCTAATCCGTCTACAGAAGAGATCGCACCGGCTCCCGAAGAGGCCGCCAGTGCAGGAAATGAGGTAGAAAACGTGAGCGATACGCTTGAAAAGGCAACCCGTGTCACGGTAACTGTTTCCGGCCAGGACGGGAAGGAGCGCGAGCTTCCAATCCCTGCGTCCTCAGTGCCAGAGCCAGTGATCGAAGAGAAGGGCGCCATGCCAGTCGCTGATCGACTTAAGAATGTTGTCGGCGAGCTCGATTCAGTTAAGTCTGAAGAGGCAAACGAAGATCGAGCGAAGTACATTGAGTATGCTGCTGGGTGGGTGCAGGCCTATCTAGAGTATGAGGCTGCACCAGCGGCCGAATCGGTCGAGGCCGGAATTGTCGATGAGACGACGAAGTCCCTTGATCATCACGTAGAGGCTACAGAGACGCCCGCCGAAGAGGCGGATCTCGCCGTGGTCGCTGAAGAGGCTGTTGCTTCCGTTCCCGCAGAGGAGGTAGTGGTGGAAAATACCGCCGCGACCGAACTCTTGGAGGAGAAGGAGCAGCTTGAGAAGGACCTCGAGCATGCGGTGAAGCTTTTGGAGCTTGCTCTAAAGTCACCAGCTGGCCGAAAGTCAATACTTACGGATGTACCGGCGAAGAAGGGGATTGATGCCCCTTGGTTGAGCCCGTATATTCAGGCTATTTTGGAGAAGAAATAAATGTCTGAGATTCGAGAGAAGCTCGAGGGCCTGGAGAAGGAACTCGAGGGCCTTAATGCGGCCCCTGCAGGTGTTGTCGGCAAGGACGACGCACAGGCAGACTCGTTCGATTCCGTGAGCGCCCTTGTCGCACAGCGCGAGCTGCGCGAGAAGTTCGTTTCGATGGACTCGAACGATGTAAAGAAGATGCTTGACGTCCAGGCTGGTAAGCAGTCCGGTCGACAGGCCAGTGACGATGTTCTCAACCGCCTTGCGGTTGCTAACCCGAACATTGCCAAGGTGCTCGATGCTAGCGGCGGCGCTGCGCTTATCCGCCAGGACCTCGAGCCAATGCTCTACGCGCTGTTCGTAAAGCGATTCCCGTTCTTTGACCGCATCCGCAAGGAAGGCGCCAACGGACTTGTTCACGCTTACAATCAGCAGACCGCTTACGGCGATGCAGCGTTCATGACTGAAGCTGGCACGGTGACGGATGACACCAACACCTATGCCCGCCAGACCACGAACGTTGCGGTCCTTGCGACCCGCCGTGGTATCACCCTCAAGTCGCAGTTTGCGATCACGCAGGGTGGTGCTGGGTTTGACGGCCTTGCCACCGAGCTTTCGGGCGGCGTGACGGCAATTGCCCACAAGCTCCAGAAGACCCTCTTCCAGGGTAACGCTTCGTCCTCGACCGGTACTGCCGGTGTAGAGCTCGGCGCGTACGATGCGAACGGCTTCGACGGCCTTCGCAAGGTTCTTGGTTCGGCCGCTGCTGCTGGCAACCCAATTACGACGAAGGGAACTTCGACGTACACGGCTGCCATCAACGACACCGTTGCCTCGATCCTGAACAACGGCGGCAACCCATCGGCGATCATTCTTTCGCCTACGGATGCTGCTGCTTACCAGAACGAGCTGACGAACCTTATCCGTTATCCGGGTGCTGGTGAAGTCGGCCAGGCTGGTCTTGGCTTCGGGTCAGTCGTGACCCCAGCCGGTGCACTTCCGCTCCTCGCCGTTCCTGGCGACTCGATCGGCTCGTACACCGTTTCTAGCGTCAACCTCCGCGACATGTATGTCGTCGACGAGGACACCTGGTCGATGCCTTACCTCGGTTCGGACTCGATCACGACCCTTGAGATCCCTGTTGGTGTGGGTGGCGCGCTGACCCGGCTCTATATCATGTTTGTGATGTACGGCTTGGCTGCTAAGGCTCCTCAGTTCAACGGCAAGATCCGCGTCGCTGTCTGATCTAGATAGAGACTAAGGTCTGAGAATGGGGCGAGTGGGCTTAGGCTCGCTCGCCTCGTTCTTTTAGAGGAGAAAATATGGTAAAGATTGTTAACGACGTAAAGCTAGTATCGGAGCCGGTTGCTGAGGAAGCCCCGGTCGAAGAGGCAGTTCTTGTTTCTCTCGACGAGGCGGTTCTTGTTCCGGAGGCACCGGCCGAAGAGCCAGTGCTAACTCCAAAGGAAGAGAAAAAGGTTGAGAAATTTGTCAAGGCGTCAATCGCAACAGCGAAGAGCGTCGACCCAGATTCTCGATGGCGAGTTAAGTACACGGAAGCGACTTCCCTTCACATAGGGGATGGCGTTTTTATTCGGTTCGTTGACGGCTACGCTGCCGTCAGGGGATCTGAGCTCGAATCTGCCCAGGCTGCTGGCGCAGAGATTGTCGAGAAGCTATAACGTGGGGGCCGCCGTAGAAGCCGAGAAATCGGTATAAACTACGGCGGTCAGCCACAATAGACACATGAACAAGATAAAGCTCTCCCTTCCGACCGCCTCGACCCTGGTTGGGTCGGGCTCCACACGCATTCAGTTTGGACGGGCAGACACCTCGGCTCAGGCAACATCACTTAGCGGCACCTGGGAAATTCTCCCAACGCTCTTGTCCCTGAACGCATCGATTACCTCCTACACGTACCGGGACGATACCGGCTTCCCTGGCCAATGGTACAACTGGCGATCATATAACCCAACGAGCAACACCTACGGTTCGTGGCAAGCGTCCCCAATTCAGGGGAAGAACCTTGGGTATCTCACCGTCGACGAGTTCAAGGATTACGAGATGGCGTCCCTGATGAATCCGGACGGAAGCACCGTAAGCGATGACCAGATCGAAAGCCACATCCGCATTGCCAGCAAGGTGATCGACGGCTTCTGCGGCCAGACCTTTGGACTCCAACGCGCAACTGAGAAGCACAATTATCGTCAAGATACCCGCCGGGTTTATCCAAACAACCGACCAGTCGTATCCGTTCAGGGCATGGATGTCTGGGTAACAACTGGACAGAAGGCGACATTCCAGCTGACCGATCTTTTCGTTAACTACACGGCCGGATACGTTGAGGTTACGTCTCTTGCCTCAGTTACATACTCGCTGTTTCCTGCAATAGTTAACATGGGGCTTATTGTCCCTGTCGCCGAAATCACTTATACCTACGGATTTGCTACCCCTCCTGACGACATCAAGGACGCAACCGCCATCATCACAACCGAATCTCTTGGCCTTGCAAGCCTTGCCAAGCAGGGATTTGCCGGGGTTGCCAGCGCAGATATTGGGGACATTAGTATCAGGACCTCACGCCCAGTGCGAGAGATTCATGGCGGAAGCATACCCCCACAGGCTATCGGTCTACTTGAGGGGTATAGAAACACGACGCTTCGATGATACCTGCCCTTAATTTGAAGGCAACTCTCCGTAGGGAAACAAACACTGGGCATGCTGCCGACGGCAGCCCAACCAAGAATCAGGTTTTCGTTTGGTCCAACATGCCGTGCTTTCTTGATGAAAACAAGGTTGACTTCGAGCAAGGCTCGACCAGTGCTCGGATGGAGACCGAATACACGATAAAGCTACCGTGGCTTGTTGGCGACAGGCTCCCACGTGTTTCCGATGTGATCATCATTGATAACGTCGAGCACAGGGTCCATGAAGTGCGCACGGCGCCGATCTTTTCTCACCATGTGACAGTTACTGCGTACAGGGTGGCACGACGTGGAGTTTAGGGCAGAGATAAACTCCACATCGCTAGATAAGTTTGTAAATAGCGTCAATAGCAGGCGCCACAATACCGAACTCTCACTGATGATGGAGCAGCTTATTGACAACGAAATATTCTTTGCGCTGCGCCAGGACTTTGAGCGAACGCGCCGGAAAGGTGACTTCTCTCCTGGTGGCGGTACGCCGGTGAAGAGCGGTAGGCTCCAGCGAAGTCTTACGACCGATGGGAGGAGTAGCGTCGGCGGGGTCCAGAGGCGGCTGGGAAGGGTTACTATAAAGTTTGGAACCACACTGACCTATGCTCCAAAGGTCGAGCGCAAGTACCGCTTTATGGAATTTACTTTCCAGAAAGTTGGGCTTGCTGCGCTAAATAAAGTGAAGCGCGGACTCCCTTCCAGAATCCGCGCTGCACTTCGTAGGGCTGGCGTCAGCTAACGCAACGCAAGACCTTCAGATCGTCCCAGCCGTACTCGCTGACGGTAAACGTCAGGAGCCCCGGAGCTGAATGGACGCCAGCAGTTTCAGTAAACCACTGTGAGCCGCCGTCGAGTGAAGGAGCCTGGATATGTGTCCGCACACCCTCGGTCAAAACCGAAAGGTGATGATAGTGGCCGGTGACAAGAATCGTCGAATCGCCGATCTTCCTCATCCCATAGGCCTGATCCTTGAGCCACGCCTTGATCTTCGCAGAGGCAGTAGCGCCGCTACGTCGTGCCTGGTGGCCGTGTGCGATGCCAAGAATGTTCCCGTGAATGTTCAGGGTAAGCGTCAGCTCATTGCTTGGCAGAACAAAGCTGACGTGGCCGTACGCCTCTGGGTTGGCGGAGACGATTTCGGCGACTTGCTCAAAAATAGCAACGTCGTCGTTGTCGCCAAACGTTGTATACGCCTGTCCACCACGGCGGTTTTCCCCGTGATTCCCAGGAACCGCAGCAACAATAACCTTCGGGGCAAACTTAGCCCACGAAGTAAGCGCCTTTACAATGAGGCGTCGGACAACCTTTACCTGCTCTCGCCTGTCAAGATCGTTCTGGAACGTTTGCATTGCGTAATGCCCATCGCAGGACTCAACAAGGTCACCAAGTCCGAGCACGACAAGTCGGTCGAGCTTTCGACCAGACTTCGCAAGCTCTTTCCATCGGGCCTCAACCTCGTCAATTCCAGCAAGGAACCTCTTAACGATACCGGCAGAACCGCCGCCTTCGCCTTTACCAATTTGGAGGTCTGAGATACCAACTACAAGCGCAGTGTCTCCAGCAAAAGCTGAGACCTTTCCCGGCTTGTGCTTCTTAATCTCATCGATCAGCTCATTGAGGTCGACGCCGCGCTCGACGCCCTTCCGGATAACCTTTCCCTTCCACTGGCGATTAGGTACGCCTTCTGGGTTGCCCCAGACGTTGAAGAGAATTGGCTCAACTACTTCAAAGTGATCAGGGTCAAGACCCCAAACCTTAAGAACGGCTGACCAATCTGCGGCCTGATCAAGTGGACCGCCCGTAGTCGTGACAGTTCCCTCGTTGCCGTTCCATGTAATCCCTGGCTCCCAGCCCTCTGGGTGCTGGCGGCGCGGTCGCTTCGTTTCTTCCATGTCGCGTTGCACCGATTTGATTTCATCAAGTATGTCGCTCATTATTCGCACCTGCATTCCTTCCGGCGATGGCG